CCGCTTGAGCCCAGTCTCCGGCCCCACCTATGTCGACATGACGGCCGGCGGAAAGCGCATCCGGCGCGGTGTCAGGCTCTGGACGGTGGCGGTCTCGACATTCAAGTCGGAGACCTACCGCTTTCTACGGCTCGAGCGACCCACGGACGAGGAACTGGCCGCCGGTACTGTTCATCCGCAAGGTACGATCCACCTTCCGGCCTGGGCTGAGAGCGAGTGGTGCAAGCAGTTCGTCGCCGAGCAGTTGGTGACGGTCAAGACCAAGCGCGGCTTCCAGCGTCTTGAATGGCAGAAGCTCCGCGAGCGCAACGAAGCACTAGACTGCCGGAGCTATGCGAGGGCCGGGGCGTGGATCGCCGGCATCGACCGCTGGGGCGAGGATCGCTGGGAGGCACTGGAGACGGAATTGCGGGATGGGGCGGGGGTATCGCGCCCGAACGACCGAAGGCCTTCGCAGAAGCAGAACACGCGCCCCGTTTCCGGAGCGCGTGATGGGAACTGGATCGGCCGTAGGCGCGGCTGGATCAAGTAAGCGTGTGGCTCAAGCCTTGTTCTTGAGCACGTAGACGTAAGGCCTGGAGATGCCAAGTTCCTTGGCAATTGCGTCGGCGGACTTCTTGGCCTTGAAGCCGGCGATCACCGACTTCCGCAGCTTGGCGACGTCAGCCGCGTTGCGGCGGGTTGCCTTGCGGGCCGCTGTCTTCTTGGCGGGCTTCTTGGCCTTCACCGATTTGACGGCAATGACCTTCTTCGTCTTTTTGCTGGTTGTGCCGGCCTTCGCGGCAGACTTCTTCTTCGCTTTCTTTGCCATGCTTAATAACTCAGAGAGCCTTCAACTGATCGGCGGATTCCTTGCCGGAACGACGGTCGATCGTCACCTCGAAGGACACAGCCTGGTTCTCGGCGAGGCCACGGAGACCGGCGCGCTCGACAGCGCTGATATGAACGAACACGTCCTTGCCGCCGTTATCCGGCGCGATGAACCCATAACCCTTCGTGGTGTTGAACCACTTCACTTTACCTGTAGCCAAAGCAGCGTCTCTCTTCTTGTCTAAGTGTCGTTATTGCTGTCCTGGACAGCGGGCGCATCAAGACAGGTAAATCAAAGTAAAGTCAAATGATCCGTCTGCGGAAGTTGTTCGCCCGGTCAAAGTCTCAATGGGGAGAGCTAGCAGCATGGCCTGGTCTCTCTCCGAACTCGATGCCCTGCGGAGGGCCTATGCGAGCGGTACGCTTCGGGTGAGTTTCGAGGGACGCAGCGTCGAATATGGCGCAGCGGCCGACCTCCTGAGCCGGATCCGGACGATTGAAACTGAGATGGCTGCCCAATCTGGCACCAGACCGCCAAAGCGCAGTCTTGCCTCCTTCGGGCGGGGATAGGTCTCGATGAACTGGCTCGATCTTGCCATTGGCGCCGTGGCTCCGGCTGCCGGGCTCCGCCGTATGCGCCAGCGCCACGCACTTCGCCTGATTGCCCGCGCCTATGACGGGGCGAAGGCCGGGCGGCGCACGGATGGCTGGGTGACGGCCGGGACGGGTGCCAATGCTGAGATTGCACCCGCCAGTGCAAGGCTCCGGGATCGATCCCGCGACCTCGTTCGGAACAACCCTTACGCCGCCAAGGCGGTGGGAGCCCTGGTGAGCAATCTCGTGGGCACAGGCATCGTTCCTCGAGCGCGTGCCAAGCGAACGTCCGCTGCAAAGCAGGCCGACCAGCTGTGGCTGCAGTTCGCGGGCAGTTGCGATGCGGATGGGCTCACGGACTTTGGCGGACTGCAGGCACTGATCGTGCGGAGTCTCGTCGAGAGCGGCGAGGTCATCGTCAGGTTTCGGGATCGGCGCGTCGAAGACGGGCTGCCGGTTCCCCTGCAGTTGCAGGTCCTCGAACCGGATCACCTCGACAGCGCCAAGACCGAGAATCTCCCGGACGGCGGATATATCGTGAATGGTATCGAGTTCGATGCGCTGGGACGGCGTCGTGCCTACTGGCTGTTCCCGGTGCATCCGGGTGACTCCCGCGGGCGTGTGCTCGCGTCCCGCCCGGTTCCGGCCCGGCAGGTGATGCATCTGTTCGAACGGTTGCGCCCGGGGCAGGTGAGGGGTGTCCCATGGTTTGCCTCCGTCATCCTGAAGCTCCGCGACCTCGACGACTATGACGACGCAGAACTGATGCGGAAGAAGATCGAGGCCTGTTTCGCGGCCTTCGTGACCGGCGCTCAGGACGAAGAGACGCTCGGCAAGCCATCGGTCGGCTCCGCAGGTGATCGTATCGAGAGCTTCGAGCCGGGCATGATTGAATATCTGGAACCGGGCAAGGACGTGAAGTTCGCCAGCCCCTCCGCCAACGGTGACTACGCCGACTACATGCGGATGCAGCTCCATGCCGTGGCGGCCGGTGTCGGCCTCACCTACGAGTTACTCACCGGCGACCTGAGCCAGGTGAACTATTCCTCCATCCGCGCTGGGCTCATCGAGTTTCGGCGCCGCATGGAATCCCTGCAGTGGCAGCTGATCATTCCCGGTCTGTGCCAGCCGGTGTGGGCCCGGTTCATCGAACTGGCCCAGGCCGCCGGAAAGCTGCCCGAGGGCGAGATCACGGCGGAGTGGACAGCACCTCGCTTTGAGGCCGTCGATCCGTTGAAGGACATCCAGGCCGATATCCTCGCGGTGCGGGCCGGTGTCATGACGCTCAAGGAGGCGATTGCCCGGCAGGGCTATGACCCCGCCCAGGTGCTCGCCGAGATCGCTGCCACCAATGCCGAACTCGATGCCGCGGGGATCACGCTGGACACCGATCCGCGGCGCTCGACCAAGACCGGTCAGGAAAAGGCCACGCCTTCCGACCAACAGGATCCCACCATCCCGAACTGACAAGGAGGGCATGAATGACCCACCAGGACCCGCCGCAGAACCTGCCGGCGGACGCGGACAGCTGCGAGCTTCCGCTCCAGACTCGCATGGACGTGCGGCTCATGCCGGACACCGCGATCGCCGAGACCAGGACCATCGAGGTCGTCTGGTCGACCGGGGCCCCAGTGAGGAGGCGCGATCCATGGTCGGGCAGGGGCTATGAGGAAGTCCTCTCCCTCGACCCGGCCCATGTCGACCTCACCCGCCTTAATGGCGGGGCGCCGCTGCTCAACGCCCATGGCGCCTTCGACCTCGAGGACGTCATCGGTGTCGTCGAGCGGGCATGGATCGCGCGGGAAGCAGGCACCTACGTCGGCCGCGCCACGGTGCGCTTCAGCGATCGGGCTGATGTCGATCCGATCTGGCAGGACGTGAAGGGCGGCATCATCCGCAATGTATCGGTCGGTTACGCCGTCCGCGCCTACGAAATCCGGGAGGAAGAGGGCACGATCCCGGTCTGGACCGCTGTCGACTGGCAGCCGCTCGAGCTCTCGGCCGTCCCCGTCGGTGCCGATGGCGCCGCGGGCTTCAGGTCCCAGCCCACTCCCACGACGTGTCGCCTGCTGCGCCAGGCACTCTCCTCTCATCCAACGGACAAGGATTTTCCCATGACTGACGTGACCCCCTCGCCTTCTGAAACCGAACGCACCGAACTGCAGGCTGATGTCTCTGCGGCGCCTGTTGTGCCTGAGCCCATCGTGCAGAGTGTGCCGCAGCCTGCCGCTGAGCCCGTTGTCCGCGCCATGCCTCAGGAAACGGCCATCAAGCCGGATCAGATCCTGGCGCAGGAACGCTCGCGCATCTCCGGTATCTACGAGACGGCCCGCAAGCTGCACGTCGACCAGAAGCTCGCCGATGACCTCGTGAAGCGTGGCACCGCGCTCAGCGAGGCCCGTGGTCTGCTCATCGATGCGGCCGCCCTCGCCGATGCGGCGATCGAAACCCGCCCGCATGTGCGTGCCGGCGAGCTCGACGCCAGCGAAACCCGCCGCGAGGCCGTCGAAACCGCCCTTCTGCACCGCTTCGAGCCGGGCAAGTTCCGTCTCAATGACGCGGCGCGCGAATGGCGGGGCCTCAGCCTCATCGAAATGGCGCGCAGCTTTCTGGAAGCCGAGGGTACGCGTGTGAAGGGCATGGGTCGCGACGAGATCGCCACCCGCGCGCTCCATACCGGTTCCGACTTCCCGCAGATCCTTGCTGGCGTCACCAACCGCACGCTCAGGGATGCCTATGAGGCGGCTCCCCGCACCTATCAGGCCATTGCGCGGCGCGCGACGGTGGCCGACTTCAAGTCGGTGCAGCGCCTGCAACTCGGTGAAGCCCCGCAGCTCGAGAAGGTGAACGAAGCCGGCGAGTTCAAGCGCGGCAGCATCGGCGAGGCCAAGGAGACCTATCGCGTCGAGACCTACGGCAAGGTGGTGGGGATCACTCGCCAGGTGCTGATCAACGACGACCTCGATGCGTTCACCCGGGTCCCCTCACTCTTCGGCACGGCGGCAGCGACGCTCGAGTCGGACGTCGTGTGGAGCATCTTCACTGCAAACCTCGCCATGGCCGATGGCAAGACACTGTTCCATGCAGGGCACAACAACCTTGCTGGCACCGGTACGGCGCTCGATGTCGCCAACCTCGCCAAGGCGCGCACCGCCATGTCGAAGCAGACCGGCCTCGACGGCAAGACGGTGCTCAACATCCGTCCGACCTTCCTGGTCGTTCCCACCTCGCTCGAACTCGCCGCCGAGCAACTCCTCGCCCAGAACATCGTACCCACCAAGGTGGGTGATGTGGTTCCGGCGACCATCCGCAGCTTGAGCGTCGTGTCGGAGCCCCGCCTCGATCCGGCGTCGGGTGCGGTGCCCTGGTACCTGGTGGCAAGTCCCGCTGCCATCGACACCATCGAATATGCCTTCCTCGAGGGCCAGGACGGTGTCTTCATCGAGACCCGCATGGGCTTCGATGTCGATGGCGTGGAGATCAAGGCCCGTCTCGACTTCGGCGCCAAGGCGATCGACTGGCGCGGCCTCTACAAGAATCCGGGCGTGGCGCTCTCGTAAGCGCTACGACCCCTTCAAACCTTCTCCTTCGGCGGCCAGCGTGCCGCTTTTTCCTTTGAAAGGATCATTCACATGAAGAACTTCATCCAGCCCGGCCACACCATCACTCTTGCCGCTCCTGCGGCCGTCACTTCGGGGGCCGGCGTGCTTGTGGGCGCCATCTTCGGCATTGCAGCCCATGATGCCGCCGCCGGCGATCCGGTCGAGACCGTCACCACCGGAGTGTTCGACGTCACCAAGATCGGTTCACAGGCGTGGGGTGTGGGCGACAAGGTCTACTGGGACAACACCAACAAGCGCGGCACAAAGGTTGCGACGGACAATACGCTGATCGGCGTTGCACTCGGAACAGTCGGCAGCGGTGCGGACGAGACCACTGGCCGCGTGCGGCTCAACGGCAGCTTCTGAACGAAACAGGCTGCCGGACGCTCGCGCATATCCTGACCGCAGATGTCCGGCTAGTTCTTCCGCTTGACCGAGGAAACTGGCGATTGCCAATAGATGTAGCAAGATCCCTGAACTGGCCCATTCGTCTTTGAATGGAAGTTCAGCGTGGAGACATGGTAGCCATTGATGATGTAGATGTCATATGCGGTATCTCTCGACATCGCACCTGCTGCCCTTTCGTCCTGGTTCAACACGAACTGATACTCATCCAGGATCAGTTTCGTGTCGTCACGCTGTACCCCAAGCTCAATTCTGTCGATTGTATCACTGTCCCAACTGCAGTTTAGGTGCTTGATGAATTCGCTTCCGCCGGGCCGCGGTGCGCCGTTCACGGTGAATACGATCCGTGTGGAGCAGTTCGTCGCCGACGGGCAGTTCACCGAAACGCCGCTCGTTTCCGCGAGGGCGGGCGCTGTGAGCATCGTGAAAACAAAGAGAGTGACAGCGGTGAGTTTCATGTGAGGATGCCCGGATGTTTGCTGGCACGGGGTTACTGAGCCCTTGGGCGACAAGCAAACGAATTTCCGGAATTCACTCCGCTTTCGGGGCTATGAAAGCGCCAGTTGGTTAAGGTTTAAGTGAAACTACGGTAAACTGTACTGCACTTCGGTGAGCGAGGTGGCGTGTAGACCGACTGCAACGGAAGCCTGCATCTTACTCGTCTTCCGGAAGAAGATCAGGGTTCCAGGCGATCTCCCAGAGATGGCCGTCGGGATCCTGAAAATATCCGGCATAGCCTCCCCAGAAGGTATCGCTGGCGGGTTTGACGATCCGCGCACCGGCTTTTCGGGCCTGTTCCATTACGGTGTCGGCTTCGGCTTTGGAACTGACGTTGTGCGCGAGACACATCTCGGTCGGATTGGGGTTGCCGACCGGCAGGCCTGTGTCATGGGCAAGGCTCGCTCTCGGCCAGATAGCGAGTTTCAGTCCGGGCTGGAGATCGAGAAAGGCCACGGCACCATGCTCGAACTCGGTGCCGATAATACCGGGCGTCTGCAACCCCAGACCGTCGCGGTAGAAGGCGAGGGCGCGTTCGAGATCCGAGACGGCGAGCGTAATCATGGTGACGCGAGGCTTCACGAGTGCTGCCCTTATATGATCCTGGGAGATGACATCCACCCGCCTCAATCGATATTCGACGTGAACAATCAGGTTATACTTATTCCCGCTGATGCCAAAAATGGTCAGCTGGCCTTGCGATCCGGCGCCAGCGCATTCAAAGCATGTTTTGGATCCCGGCTCGGGATGCGGAACAGGGCGCGTGCGGCTGGATCTCTTCCGACCCGGCCCTGTTCCCAGTTCCGCAGCGTTGCCATCGGAATGCGCAGCGTCTTCGCAAATTCGACCTGGGTCATGCCCATCTGCTCGCGGATGCGGTCAGGAGGCAGGTCTTCGATGAAGGTTCCTGGCGCTGCCTCCGGATTTTCACCATCCTCAGGTATGTGGCGGGCGATGTCCTCTTCGCCAGTTGCTTCCACCTTCGCGCGATCGACCTTCGGACGCAGGGCCTTGATCTGTTCCAATGTCATGCGAGCCATAGTGCGCGCTCCTTCCTGTTGGCCTTGGCGGATGTGCTGGCGAACCGGGTTCAGGATGCTTCGAGGTGATAGGGGCGCACCAGGCTTTCAGCGGGAATGCGCCACTGGCGGCTGATCTTGAAGACCATCTCAGTCGTAAGGGCCCGCTTCCGGTTCAGAATCTCAGAGGCACGCGAAGCGGATCCCAGAAGTTCCGCAAGATCCGATTGCTTCAGACCGGCCACTTCCATCTTGTAGCGGATGGCTTCGATCGGGTCGGCGGGTTCGATCGGCCAGTGTTTCGCTTCATAGGCCTCGATGAGGACTGCAAGGACATCGAAGCGATCCGCGGCAGGGGTACCGGGTTCTGGTTCCTTCAGGAAGTACTGCTCGATCTCGGCAAGTGCCCAATCGTAGTCGGCTTCGGTGCGGATCGCGCGAATATTCTTCATCAGACGGTCTCCGGATTGATGCGGTTATATTCTTCGTGGGTGCCGACGAACTTGATGAGCACCCGCTTGAAGCGATAAGCGACGTGAACGATCAGCCGATACTTGTTTCCGCCGATGTCGAATATGATCCGACTGTCGCTGACAAAATCGATGGTGGTGCCAAACTCGTCCTTGACGTCCTGGGGTCTCGACCATTCAGCCTTGTCGACGAACGCATACCAAGCCTTGAGTGGTGCCTCGGCCTGGTTGTGGACTGCCCAGAACTCCCGAAGGACCCGCTTGGCTATGATCTGCATCGGTAGGTCTATGCCTACCTGATAAGGCCAAGTCAACAAATAGTTCCCAATTTGGGAAATTCAACCGGTTTGCAACGGATGTCGACGGATGGCGGCCGTAAGGGTGCCTGTTCAACCAGGGGCAAGTATTCTTTTCCACCTTTACGCTCTCGTAGCGAAAGGATCCCGCGAAATCCTTTCCTTGACCCGTTCCTGAACAAGGGATCGGCTGGATGGCGAGGACTTCCAGCCCGAAATTCCGGGGGCGACTGAAGCCTTGCAGCCGCCCCGTCCGATTGTTCGGAGGAACAGTGAGGTAACCAGATGGCTGCCACCTATGACCTTACGGGACTTCGCCACGGCAACAGTTTCAGGCGAAAGTTCCGGTTCAGGGACGCGGCAGGTGACCTCGTCGACCTGACAGGCTCTGTTCTTGTTTTCGTGGCCGAAGCCGCGACAGCGCGGATTCGCAAATCGACCGAAGATGGTTCGCTCGCGATGCCGGATCCTGCGGCCGGCGAGGTCACGCTGCACCTCACACCCGCCGAGACGCGACAGTTTCCGGTAGGACGCCTGAAGGCCCGCTACGAGATCGAGCGGCGCATCGACGGTGAAGAGACGACCCTTGTCTCCGGCTGCATCACGGTGATGGACGGGATCAACGATGACAGTGGAGATCATTGAGGTCGTCGTCCCCGCTGCACCTCAAATCATAGAGGTCATTGTCCCTTCTGATGTCTCGGCTGTCGAGGTCGTCTCGGCCGGCCTGCAGGGTCCCAGGGGCGCTGTGGGCCAGCAGGGACCTGTCGGACCAGAAGGCCCCGCAACCGACACATCCGCAATCGCCCTCGATGGTGGCAATTTCTAGGAGTTGAACATGCCCAACATCATCCGCATCAAGCGCCGCGTCACGGGAGCCGCAGGTGCCCCCACCGGCCTCAAGTCGGCGGAACTCGCCTACAACATGGCGGATAACACGGTCTATGCCGGATTTGGCGACGATGGCTCGGGCAATGCGACAGCTGTAAAGCCGATCGGGGGTGAAGGCACCTTCTCCAAGCTCGACAGCCCGGCTCTGACGGGCACGCCCACGGCGCCGACACCAGCAGGCTCCGACAGTTCGACCAAACTGGCCACCACTGCCTTCGTGAAGGGGCTGGGGTATCTTACCGACAATAACACCATCACGGTCTCGGGGGATGCGTCTGGCTCGGGCACGACTGCGATCGCGCTGACACTTGCCTCGGTTGGTACTTCGGGCACCTATACCAAGGTCACGACCGATGCCAAGGGACGTATCACATCTGGAACGACTCTCTCGGCTACTGACGTTCCAACGCTTACCTCTGCGAAGATCTCTGACTTCGACAGCCAGGTCCGGACCTCACGCCTCGACCAGATGGCGGCACCCACGGCCACGGTGTCGCTCAACGCCCAGAAGATCAGCAATCTTGCCGATCCTACAGGCGCCCAGGACGCTGCGACCAAGGCCTACGTCGATGCCACGCGGCAGGGGCTGGACGTCAAGGATTCTGTCCGGTCTGCCACCACGGCCACCATCACGCTGAGCGGCACGCAGACAGTGGATGGCGTTGCACTGGCCGCCGGTGACCGCGTACTGGTCAAGGATCAGTCGGCGGCCTCAACCAATGGTATCTATGTCGTTGCGGCGGGTGCATGGGTGCGGGCGACGGATGCCGACACGTCTGCCAAGGTCACGGGCGGCATGTTCACCTTCGTCGAGGAGGGAACGGCCAACGCCGACTCCGGCTGGGTGCTCACAACGAACGCTCCCATAACGCTCGGCACCACC